GTTCAACATGGTGAATGCTGCAAACTTGGCAAAGGGAGATCCTAATACGAATCCGTCTGTTCAAGTTTACAGTGCTCAATCTGCTGGTTTGTGGGACGGAGCGGCGATAACCGCTGCGACCGGTGGTGAACTCGACTTCGATGGCCTGATGAACATGCAAGGTGCATTGGAAGATCTTGCCATTGATATGGATTCCACGTTTGCAATTCTTTCTGTTCCGAAGTATTTCCGTCGTTTGAAACAGTTGAAGATTCTGAATTTCAGTGCCCAAACTGAAGGTCGTCCGTATCTTATTGGAATGCCAATGCTGACAGATTCCAAGCTTCGTGAATTGGTCGGAGAGTATGGGAAACATACACAGATGGCTCATGGTGGTTTGCCCGGAGCATCCCTTGGATGGGGAACGACGGTCACTGATGAATATTATGGTGATGTGGCGATGGGTAACTGGGGTGAAGTCCTCTTTGGTAGATGGTCTGGTGTGGAAATTGAGGATGATGCTGGCAAGGGAACTGGTTTCATCAATGATCAAACCATGATCAAGCTTCGCATGTATTGTGATACTGGTATTCGGCATGAGCAATCCATTGTTGTTTGCCCGGATGCCAAACTGCAAGACGCATAATACTAGGAATTTGATTTTGAAATTCACTTTTGAAATGTATGTATAAATTAAAATCTAGGTAGGAGATTATAAAATGAAAAACGTTCCCATTGAATTATGTGAGGCTGGTCTCGCATTGATACCTCAGAATATCAATACGACCCGGATTCTGGGTGAAACAATTGAGGCCCCTTGGAAGAAAGGACGGTTTCTTTCTTTCCAAGTGATTGGTGGTGCTTTCGCCGCCGCTGATACCATCACAGTTCGAGTTGAGGGTCGTATCGCTGGTACGTATAACCACGGAACCACTACGACTCCATCTCCCTATTTATGGGAGGCTGTGCAGGATAAAGACGGTAATGATTTGGCGTTTGATGATCAGGATGATACGGATGCTTTGGAAAACGGGCATCTCTTTGGCACGATTGATTTAAATCGTTTGAGTATAATTGCTCAGGACGACGAAAGTCAATATGATGCTCTTCGTTTGACAGCAATCAATGATAATGCTGCAAACGTTGTCGTTGGAGCGACCTATCGCATCACGGATCTGTTCGAAAATCCGGGTTCACAATCGTATGAAGATGATCAATTGCTTTCTAAGCAGTTTGATCTCGGGTCAATAACCTAAAAAATCTTCAGTAGGTGTTTTTCACCTGATTGGAGGACCGGGAGCTCCGGTTCAAAGACCGGAGCTCCTTCTTTTATCATGCTGCAAAATCACAGAGTTAAGAATATTGGAGATGAATTCACCTATTCTCCAACATCTGTTGCTATGGAAAATGTAGAAAGGGTGAGGGTTCATTTGCGTGAGCCTAAACAAGTTTATGCTCATTTAAGAAATAGGGATGATGATGCAAACAGAGCTCATTTTAACTAAAGAGACATCCTCAACTGTCCAAGTTTATATTTTGGACAATGCAGATGAAGAATTTTCACTTGAAAGTTTTGTATCGGCTGTATTTGCAATTAGAGCTTCTCAAGAGGGAGATATTCTTTTAAGAAAATCTACTGGAGATCCTTTAACCACTTCCACGGCTGAGCCGGAATTATCTATACATGATACCTATGTTGAAATGGAAATTTCTCCAGAGGATACACAAGATTTGAGCATAGGAAAATATCTAGCAGATGTTGTTTTCACAAATAGTCTTGGGAAACAGTTTGCTACAGATACTTTTTATGTAGAAATCAAAGCGAGGATATCAGAATGATTGATATATCTCGAGTTCGTGCTTTAATAAAAGATAAAACTCTAGATCCTAGTTTACTGGAATTGAAACTGAATTCTGCAATTGCTACTTTCAAGAATCTAACTAATAGGGAATGGTCCCTTGTGACGGGAAAAGAAGAACGATGGCTTTTGGATGTAACTAAAAGGCCCGTTGATACCACTATCTGGACAAAGTATTTTCCCATTTCAACTATTGTTCTTGAAGAATGGGATTTTAATGAAGCGGAATCCGCTGCTGAAGAGATTGATGAAGAATATTTGAATATAGATAATGAGCGGGGGAGGATTATCCGGAATGATGGTTTTTATTTGCCGTTTGTGAAAGCTACTGTTTCAGGGGGATTAACAAATGATCAGATATGGTCTGATTTTCCTGATATAGTAGAAGCCATTATTCTTCAAGTTAATTTCAGTATAAAAAGGGATAATGAAGAAAATATAGCTATAAATAGTCAGGGCTTTGAAGGCGGACAAACGAATCTTAGAACAAGCGAGTATTTACCAAAATTTTTGAAAGTGGTCAGTCGGCATAAACGACTTGTGTAATGTTAGAAATAAAACTCACAAAAGAATCAGTCAAGCTATTGGAACAATTGTTTCAAAGATTCAGTACAGTAAGAATCTATACTGCATTGGATAAATTCTTTGATCAAATGGCTTTGTGGGTCTCTGGTCAGATTATAAAAACTGCTTTGAGTGGACAAGTGCTTTCAAGAAGAACAGGAAATCTTGCGAAGTCTATCACTGGTAGAGCATTCAGGGAAAAAGGAGTCCCAGGATTCAAAGTAGGTATTTTTCGTGGACCTGCTCTACGATATGCTGGAGTGCTTGAGTATGGAACAAAGGGCTACAATTCAAAGTCTCCGTATCCTACGATAAAACCAAAAAAGGCAAAAGCATTAGCAATGCCAATAAATGATGCTTTGACTCCGGCTGGTGTTGCGAGATTCTTAAGTCCTCGTGATTTTTCTAGACAAAAAGAAGAATTGATTTTTGTTCCATATCAGCGAGGATCTGGTGCTATTGGCGGACTTTATACTTCTACGGAACTTATAAAAGGTGAAACTAATTTTGAAAATGCAAAGGCCTCTTATTTGCTTCTGGCCAAAGCGGATATTAAGCCTCGATGGTATTTGAGAAATGGTTTGAGAAGGCGACTGCCTACAGTGGTAAAGAAACTTGGAGTTTTCCTAACCGAAATTTTGTCAGGGAAAAGAAAAATATGATCGGGCAAAAAGAGCTAATGCAGAAGCTTGTTTCACTCTGGGGAGAAGTGAGAAATCAGAAATACAAAGTTTATAGAAGCGGTGTAAATTGGCCGAATCATGATTTCACAAAATTTCCGTATGCTGTCGCTGTAGGAATGGATGAGTATTCATTCCTTTCTCAGATAAATGAAGGAATTTTGTCTTTTGAAATATTCGCTAAAATAACAAACAACGAAGAAATTGATGATGCCGAGTTTGATGTGCAGTCAGATAATGTTTTGCAGGTTTTATCCAGTTTAGAAAAATCCACTAACGAAGATGGAGATTTTATCGCGAGTGTTTTGCCGAATACTGGGAGAATAGTGGAACATTATGATTCTGCTATGCAAGTTCAAGGGTTAATTGTAATGGTCACAGTAAAATTTTAAGGAGATTTATTATGTCAATAAGTGGATTTCAAGAATTTTGGTTGACTGGTAGTCGGTTCTACTTTCAAAGAGAGGAGGATACTTCAGAATCTTTGCTTGATCTTGGTGTCATTGAGGTTGTTTCTCCTACTTTGGAACCGGAATCAATTGAATTGGAAGATTCCGATGGCGGAGTTCGGCGTATCGTTGATACTGCCGTAACTAAGATCAGTGAAACTTATGAAATAGTTTGCAAGAATTTCAATGTTGATAACTTGGCAATGCTATTTCTGGCAGATGTCAACAGTCCTGCTCTTTTTACGCAAGCAATAACTCCGCTTGTTGATGTGGAACATATCGCGTGCGTTGGAAATGGCAAGTATGTGAAATTGAAAGATGCTGATGGGAATTGGCTCTACAGTATCAATTCTATTACTATTGAGCGGCAGGATCCTACCACAACTACTGCGACTCCTGTTCCGGTCACTGTTGATGTGGACTGGGAATGGACTAGTAAGGATCGTGGTATTATTAAAGTCATTGAAGGTGGAAGCATCAATGATGGTGATAGATTACTTATTTCTATCACTCCCAATGCAATTTCTGGTCGCCGTTTGATTTATCCCCAAACGGGTGCGATTCTTAAAGGAAAAGCGATGCTGGTTTGGGGTCGCGGAAACAATGCAAGTCAAACAGTCCGAGAAGCGACTGTTTCCATTGCTCCGAGTGCTGCGAGTTTCTCTGTTGAAGATTACAGTAGCTTCACTCTGCAAGCTTCTGTTCTCAGTGACATCATTGAAACTGTTGCTCCGGCTGGCCGTTTGTTACAGTTCAAGGGAACTCAACCGTCAGCATAATTTTGTTAGGGTGAGGGACACGTCTCCAGTCCCTCACCTCTTTTTGGTCCTCTTATATAAGGTGAACTATGACAAAAGAAAAACAAACTATTGATATCAGAACTTTGATTCCTGGGGAAAAGTTAGAGTTTGAGCAATTTGATGTAATGGTATATCCATTGGGATTTCGCCAGATACGGAATTTCACTGAAACTCTAATCCAAGCATTACGAATAGCATTGTCACAAATAAAATTGGATTCTTTCTCAGAGGATAATGAATCTGCGAAAAAAGTTGGAATGGAACTGGTTTCTATTTTAACTCCAATAGCTGCAAGAGATTTGATGGGGATTATTCGTGATTGCTTGTCTGTAAAGACAAAAAATGGGGAGGATGTTCCTGAGTTAATTGATTATCTTCCTCATTGGTGTGTTGCTCCAGTGATAGGGAAATGGTTAGAAATGAGTTTCATAGGGGAAGATAAAATAAACCCTTGGATAGAGGCGGTGAAGAAAATATCGGAGAGCATAAAGAAAATGGATTTGAGCTTACTTTCGGAAGCTCTATCCAAATAATCATCGCCTCTGGACATACGCTTTATGATATATTAGATAGAAAACAAAAAGGAGTTCCGTATTTAGGATGGACATTGCCTCAATTTTATCATTGGCGAAATGAAGCCATGAAATTAAGAATTGAGCAGGATAAATCTGATATTACTAATATGATCCTTGCCATCGACGCTTGTCTTTCAAAAGAAAGTAGAAAGAAACTAAAGAGTAAATTGAAAATATAAAATGGCTGATGCAATAACTATTTCCGCTATTCTTTCAGATAAGTTAAGTAAGCCTCTTTCAAGTATTGGAAAAGGTTTTATCACTCTTAAAAAGAAAGCTTCAGATCTTTCTAAAGCGATTGTCCCTACAGGAGTAAATTTTTCTAAACTCCAAAAAACCATTTTGGATAGTGGGAAACATCTAGAGTCTTTTGGGAGAAAGATGACTCTTGCTGGTGGAGCAATTGTCGGAGCTCTTGGATTAGTCGGTCATGCTGCTGCGGATTTTGAAGCTGAGATGGCAAATGTCAATACGATGTTATCTCAGCAAAGTGAGCATTTACTCCCACAATATG